ATTGTCCCGAACCAAGCGGCAGCCCCGCCCATTGTCAATGTCAACCCGCAAGTCATCAACGTGCAAGACCCGGCTGACATTCCGGCAGCCATGCAGGGCGCAGATGGCGAGTCGGTGATTCTTAATGTCCTGCGAAACAACCCGGACGTGATTAGACAGGTGGCAGCATGACGGCATTATTCAGAGAGACGCGAGCGCCAGCCCTTGACCATGTGAGTTCGGCGCTTATCAATAGCGGCGGCAGCGGCCACGCGCTCAATGACATTATCACCATGAATCTGGGGCCGGGCGGCGCGGGTACGGCCTGCACCATTCGCGTCACCAGTGAAGTCCTCGGCGTCATCGACGGCATAAGCGTCGAAACGAGCGGCAGCTACACGGCGCAGCCCGTGCCGACCACCGCCATCACGCAGGCCAGCACGACCGGCGGCGGCATCAATTTCACAGCAGACCTGAGCTTCACGTCTGAGCGCGTGGACGTAATGACCGTCAAGATGCTTATGGACGCCATCACCGCAGGCAGGGTCATTGACGTGGCAGTCGGCGCGGGCGGCTCTGGCTACGTGGTAGGCGACGAGATAACGCTGGCCGATCCGGGCGACGTGGTGCTGGACACATTTGAGGCGCGCTTTGAGGTGACCAGCGAGGCAGCCGGCGTGGTTGACGGCATTCGCATGGTGTCATGCGGCGCGTATTCAACACTGCATGACATGAGCGCCGCAGCGGTCGCCACGACTGGCGGCACAGGCACCGGGCTGACGGTGACGCTTAGCGTTGAAGGCCCGTATCTGGCTGCTCCAACTGTGGCCGCTGAAGGCTCCGGCTTTGTGGTCGGTGAGGTGGTGACGGTCAATGAAGGCACGTTGTTTTCTGGCTCGTCGCATCATCAGTTTGTCGTGACCGCTGTTTCACTGGGCGCAATTGTTACCGTTGAACCGCTGCGGGTCGGGCGCTATGACGTGCAGCCGACAAACCCGGTAGCCATTACCGCGTCAGCCAGCGGCACAGGCGCGACACTCGATCTGACGGCGAACAGTTGGCGCTTTGAAGGTGACGCTGCGGAGAATTACACGGACGGCATTACCAAGGACTTCACGTTTTTGGCGGTCGGTGCGAACGCTGCCGGGGCCAATCCGGTAGTCGGCTGCAAGGTGCTGGACGTGACGGCAAACGATCAAATTGGTGTGCTGACTGCCGCCGGTTACGACAACGGTCAGCCATTTGAAACGCAACCCGGCACCAGCCCGGCCTCACAATTTTTAGCCCCGGATACGGACGGGCATCCACGCATACCGTCAACCGCGTCCGGCACCTTCACGCTGTTTATCTCGATCACTGGGCGGCGGCTTATCTGGACTTCGTTCACCGCGCCGTCGCGTGAGACGTGCTACCAAGGCCTGTTTACGCCGTTCATTGACAGCCCTTCAACCAAGTACCCTAGCCCGCTGTTCGTGTCTGGCACGACCAGCGCTGATAATATCTCAATCAATTCGGCTTTCGCTGAAGGCAACGGCATCACCGCACACATGACGTTCAAACGGCCCCGCAACCAGCCGGCAAACGGTCATGCTTTTGTGCGTGATCCGCTCGGCGGCTGGCGTCCAATGAAGCAGGACAGCACGGATGGCTGGTCAACGTGGCCACCGAATGCCATCTGGATCAACAACAGCTACGCACCGAACATCGAAACGGGCAGCGGTGTGATTGTCCCGCCGCAGCCAATGTCTGAAGCGGTACTCGATGACAACTTTTCCAGTGGCGAAAGCTGGTTTAACAAAAACTTGCTGGCCAGTGGCCCGGCACCGTCACCGTTCGGCGTGGCCGGCGCTGATCTGTACTGGATGAGTCCAATCGAAATCGTGCGTAATGAGCCGGGCGCGGTCGAACTGTACGGCGAGTTTGAAGGCATTTTCGCACTGCATGGCAACGGCTTGTCAGCCGGCGACCGGATACTGGACGACGCCGGCAGGGTTTACACGGCGCAGATTGAGCCGAACAGCGCTCAGAATCGGCATTTTTATGCCGTGCGGGAGTTCTAATGACCTATCGAAAAACAGGTGACGGTGGCGCGGGCGGCGGTGCAGCACCGTCGAATATGGACGCCTTTATTTTCGACAAGTGGCAGCCGTTCGCTGAGGAATTTGGCTTCGTTACAAACCAAGCGCCCGTCATCGGCAGCGCGCCAAACCGCGAACTATGGACGTATCGCGGCAGCGCCGGCAGCCCCGACGAAACGCTTGCGCCGCTGTGCTTTTTCCGCACCAAGGACGACGCGCTTTTTATGATGACCGGACTGGACGAAAATCTGGCTCAAGAGGTTTTCGACCAGCCAGACAACCCGTGCAACGGGCCTGACACGACCGCCTTCAACAGCGACTGGACTGGCAACCAACCGACCAACCTGAGAACGTCAGTGGTCAACGGTGCTGATCCGGGCGGCTCATGGAGTGGTCACCATTTGTTCACAGACGGCGACAGCGGCAGTGATGCGTCCTACATTCACGCCGTCATCCAGATAGGCGCGCGAAGCTGGCGGCACTTCCATGTCGGGCGCGTCCTGAAATACGGCACTTGGGTCGGCGGGAATTATATTTTTGGCCATTTCCATGTGCAGGGCAGCGGCCAGATCAGTGACCCGTATGACGGCAACCACACTCAACCTTTCGGCGGGCAGCGCAGTGATAACGCAGCCTTTGGGCCGCAACGCGCTGGCGTTTTGCACTGCGAGGGCTTGGCAGGCAGCGGGCCGAACAATGCAATCATCTGGTTCGGCAGCACAGTGACGGGCATTTCTACGACTAACACGGTGGCCAAAATCGTCGGTGACGTGAACCAGAGCAATTACGACATAGGTCACTTCAAAGTGGCCAGTTGGGCCACGCTGATCGGCGGTGGCTTGCAACAGATTCAAAAATCGCTGCTCGCCAATGCGTCACCGCTGGTTCCAATGACGGTGTTCGGCAAATTGGATTTCAACAGCGTCCAGTCATGGTGCGCACTGGGCACCATTCCCGATGTATTCCGCATCAACATGAAAGACTTTTCGCCGGGCCAGACGATCACCATAGGCAGCGATGACTACGTGGTTTTTCCCGCCGTCAACAGTGACGTAATTAACACCGTCGCAGGCGAGGAATACAGCGGATATGAAGGCTACGCTTACAAGATCATCCCGAACTAACGCGCATGACGCTACCCGTCGCAAACGTCAAAATTGGATACACGCAGGGCGGTGACCGGGCAACCGTACCGATCACTGTCCTGCCGATGTTCATTCCTGCCGGCGGCAATCCTGATTTCCCTATAGCCACTGACCCGACCGGGCCTCAGTTTTTGGCCATTCTGCTGCCGACGCCGGGCGAAGGGCTGCCCGACGATCCGGGTGAGACGGCACGGCCCGGTGGCACTCCCGGCAATTTTCTGACCGCACAGCGCGACCGCGCTCTGGCTGAGAAGTTTCGGCCAGTATCTTCCGCAACGTCCGGGCGCAGAGAGGTGGCCATCACTGATTATTCAGGCTGGTACGTTGACACCATCTGGATTCTGCCGTCACCGATAGAGTTCGGCACAATCGTCACGTCGAAAAACGTCGCGGTGAGTGTGTTGAATACGTTCCGTGAGGAATCGCGCACCCTGCTGACCGTTGACATATCCGCGCTTGGCGCTGGCGTGTCAGTGCTTGCTGACCCGACGCCAGAGGTATTGCTGCCGCAGCAGGACTTGACGATAACGCTAGAAGCCGTCATCAGCGGCCCGCCGGCAATCAACGCCGACACCGTGTTCACTTTTTCCAGCATTGCCATCAGCGTGTTGACCACTGGCATCCGGCTAATCATTTTTGAGTTCCCGCCTGACCAGCCGATACGTGAGCAGCTTGGCTGGTTCACTGACGTTATGAAGGCGCGTGACGGCATCGAGCAACGGCAGGGACTGCGCACCACACCGCGCACCCGGCTGAGTCAGCAATGGAGCGGCCCGGACGACGCTGAAACGAGCCGCCTGCGCACGACGCTGCTGGTGCAACGCGCGCTGACTTATGGCATTCCGATCTGGACTGAGTTGCAACGGGTGACGCAGGGCGAGTCAGCCGGCGCAACGGTGATTCAGGTAAACACCGACAACGTAGATCACCGCGTCGATAGCATTATCGCCATTTACGATCCGACCACGCGCACGTTTGAGGACGCAGAGATTGCCGCATTTACGTCCAGCAGCATCACGGTCAAGGCAGCGCTGAGTAAGGCAGTGCCGGGTGATGCAATTGTCCTGCCCGTGCGCTTCGGCCACATACTGCGGGAGCCGGGTTTCGATGACAGGCGCACTGGCAAAATGGTCACTGAGATTATTTTTGAGACTGAAGATAACGTCGATTTGGCGTATGCCGATCTGGCAGCGGTCGCGGCAGACGGCTGGACGGTTCACCCAGAGGACGGCTACCCTATTTTCGATGGCTGCAACGTCATGGGCGGGACGCAGCGGCGCAAGTGGGAAGGCAAGATCACGCGCAAGGACAACCAGATAGGCCTGCCATTGGTCGCGCAGCGCTATCCGGTCAGCGACATAGTTGGCGACAAGGCAACGGTCGATATTGTGGGGCTGGCTGAAATCAGACGATGGCGCAGCCTGCTGCATTTTTTGCGCGGCAGTTTGCGCCCGTTCTACCTGCCGACCTTCCGCAATGACTTGCCGCCAGACTTAGATTTCACGCTCAACGCGACCACCATCACAATCAAAAACGTGGGCCTGTTCAATCTGTCCGGCTTCCAATTACCACATACAAGCGTCATGCTGACGCTCCCAGACAAGTCGCAATTCTTTGCTGAGATTGTTTCAGTCCTAGAGCTTAGCGCCACGCAGGAACAGATTACTCTGGCGACCGAGTTTGACCCGGCGGCGACGACCGTAATAGCCGCCACCGCTCGGCTGTCATGGCTTGAACTGTCACGCATGGACGGTGACGCGGCTACCTTCAACCACAAATGGGCGGGGCATGCGACACTCAACTTCAACGTGCGCACGACTTCAGAATGACATTTGACGCCACAGAAACCGGACAACTCGGCCGACCAGTCGAAATGTATGAGTTCGTGCAGTCTGGCGTGTTCACGCGCTACACCTCGGCGGCGACCAATCAGTTTATCGGCGTGACAGAGTACGAAGTGCTTCCCGGCTTGTCGCACACTGAGCCAGTGCAGGGCAACGAAATAACCAGCGGTGAAGTCAAGATAACAATGCCCAGCAGCGAGCCGATACCGCAGCAATTCAGGGGCACTATTCCGAGCAGCCTGCCGACCGTCACCATTTTCAAAAGGCATCTGAACGATGCGGCTGACGAGGTTGTGGTGTGGGTCAAGGGCACGGTTATTTCGTGCAGCTTTGAGGAAGATTTTGCAACGCTGGTCGTGCAGCCGCCGACGCGAATATTCTCCCGGCCAATGCCGCGCGCAGTGTATTCCGGCGTCTGCAATAACCAGCTATATGACACGGCCTGCGGAGTGCTGCGTCCCGACTACCGTGCTGCCAGCATTGTCATCGGCTCAATCTCAGTGAACGCGCTCACCATCACCATCACTGCGTTGCGCGCAGCGGCGGCAGCAATAGACGCGACACTTTCGCTGGGCCTCACGGCGCAGGAGCTTGACGATTTCTGGCTACGCGGCTACATCGAATCAAACGTGTCACCGGCAGAGTTCCGCATGGTTGCTGAGAGCGACGTAGGCGGCGACCCGAACACGGTGCGCATTATTATTCCGTTCCGCGCGCTGGGTGTCGGAGATACCGTCAACGTGTTCGCCGGCTGCCCGCACTCGATTGACTTCTGTGAACGCAAATTCAAAAACTTCGTGACACCGGGCGTCCCGTCCACTGGGCTGCGCTTTGGTGGCTTCCCGCAAGTGCCAAGCGACAACCCGTTCCAGATTGAACTGGACAGCGGGCGCAACGATAGCAACATCGCAGGCGTGAGGCCGAGTGCGTTCCGGACGGGCGGGTTTTTCTGATGGGTTTCTGGTTCGCATTTATCTGGTGGCTCATAACGAGTGTCGCAAGCGCACTGCTGTTCAAGCCAAAGATCGAAAACGCACGGCCCAGCGGACTGGATGATTTTCAGGTTCCCACGGCAACCGAGGGGCGCGTCATACCGATCATTGTCGGCAAGGTCAAAATGGGCGGGCCGAACGTCGTCTGGTACGGCGATCTGGTGACAGAGGCCATCACTGAAAAGGTAGGCTCATTTCTCGGCATAGGTGGCAAGAAAATCACCAAGGGCTTCAAGTACAAGCTCGGCGTCCAGATGGCGGTGAGTCGCGGGCCGATTGACGGCCATGATCGAGTCTGGTTCGGTGACAAGATCATCAAAAGCGGTGAGAGCAGCGGCAGCATCGTGTTCACTGACGACGAGTATTTTGGTGGCGAATCGTCCGGTGGCGGTGTTGACTTCACGATAGAGTTTGCACCGGGCAGCACGACGCAGGCGGTCAACAGTTATCTGGCCCAGCAGTACACGCCGACGCCGGCCTATCTCAGCACCGCTTATTTCACAATGTCAGACGGCAGCGGCGGGCCGGCTTATATCGGCAACGCCGGCAGCCTGCGGAACTTCGCCTTTGAGCTTTTTTGGTATCCGAACAGTCTGGGCGTGGCCGGCGGCAAAGAGCGCATCGGTGACGACGCCAATCCGATCTGTTTCCTGTTTGAAATACTGGTCAATAACGACGACTGGGGATTGGAAATGTCAATCTCTGACGTGCTGCTCACCGGCACGGTCGAGGAAGGCGCACTGATACCAGTCGCTGAGCAGATATTCGATGAAGGCCTCGGCTTCAGCATGGTGATAGACCGGGCGCTTGAAGGGAAAGAACTGATTAGCGAAATAGAGCGGCACATCGACGGCGTGTTCCGGCTCGATCTAACAGACGGCAAGTTCAAGGTCATTCTCGCGCGACCGCCGACCGGCCCTGTGCCGCTGCTGGATGAAAGCAACATCATTGAGATGAAAAACTTCTTTCGCGGCAACTGGTCATCGACAAAAAATGAGCTTCGGATCGGCTACGCTGACCGGGCGAAAGAATACGCCAGCACCTATGCGCTCGATCAAGACCTTGCGAACCGTGAAATTGTCGGCCAGCGCAACACTGCAAACCTGAATTTCCCCGGCTGCAAAACGGCGGTGGTCGCTAACATTCTGGTCGCGCGCGAGCTTGCGACATTTATATTTCCGCTGTCTAAGATCACGCTCAGCGTGACCCGTGACCAGTACAAAATCCAGCGCGGTGACCCGTTCAATTTCACATGGCCAGACGAGGGCATTTTCAATCTCGCCATGCGCGTCATCAAGGTTCGCTACGGCACCGACCGCGCTGGCACCATCACGATTGATGCAGTCGAGGACATTTTCAGGCTTGAGACTGCCGGCTTTATCGCACCGCCGCCGACTGACTGGGAGCCGCCGTCATTTGATGCAATCAACCCGCTGGACGCTCGCATCTGGCTGCCGCCGGCACAGCTACAGGCACAGGTGACGACCGACCCGGCGCTGGTCATGCTGGTCGCGCGTGACGGCGGGCTGCATTTGCAATATGACATTTACACCGATTTCGACGGCGGCGGCGAACTGGCTGACATGGTGTTGACCAGTGAAGAAAACTCAGACTGGACGCCGGTCGCCACGTTGAACGGCGGAATGGTCGCTGATCTGGACGGCCCGCCACACTACACGCAGACGGTCGCCATTGATGGGCTGTCAGATATTGAAGTCACAACACTGGATGACAACGGCAATGACACCGTTCTCGGCTCTGCTCCGAGCAATGTTTTCCTGATTGACGACGAACTGATGTGGTACGAGAGCATCGTGGACAACGGCGGCGGCTTGGTCGATCTGGTGCTGGTGCATCGCGGTGCTTTTGGCACGATTCCGGCAGACCACGCTGACAACGCGCGCATCTGGTTCCCGACACTGGGCGGCGCACTGCTTCAGCCAGACACCGGCACGATCACCGGCTTTAGCGGTATCATTCGCTGCCGCGTCACACCGCGCACGGCGACCGGGACGCTTGACCTCGCATCTGCAAACAACATTCCGCTGGCGGCTGATTTCTCCGTGCCGCAGACAAGCGCCTACGCGCCGCGCGACCCGATTGTGAACACTGAAAAGTTTGTCGATCAGGACTGGACGGCGACGCCGGGAGTGCTGCGCGTCTCATGGTTCGACAGCAACCGCTTCCAGCAGAGCTTTGACACCAAGCAAGATGACCCGGCTGAATCTCTGCCATCAAATACGGCGGTTCGCGCACGGGTGCGACGGGTTGATACGGACGCCATTGTGCTGTCAGCAGACGACGCGGTGACGGGCACGTTCGACGCATCTGATTTTCTCATCGTGACCGTGCCCGGCGAGGTGCTTGACCAAGGCGGCGCACTCGGGCCGGGCGGCACCATTGCCGAGCTTGACCATTACGTTGAGGTGCAGGCAGCTATCTCAGGCGGGTTGCTGTCACAGCAATGGCGCACAACCGACTTTGAGGTGTTCGGCTTCGGTCTGGACTTCGGCAGCAACTTCGGCGGGCAGGATACCGGCGGGCCGAATCTGGGCACCGTGCTGGATCAAGGGGCCGCGCCGCTGGTCATCGTGCCCACACCGCCGAGCGAGATTGCTGACCGGCTGTATCAGATTATCGTCGCAGGCGCAGACCCGCTGACCGATTTTTCCAGTAGCACGTTCGTCAGAATTTCCGGCTTTGACGCAACGCAGCAGACCAGCTACGTGTTTCAGGACACTATGGAGCATGACGTTGAGGCCCAGACGCTTGAGGAAATAGCCATCTTCATCGAAAACATGGCGGTCACCGGCTACGCTTTCAATGACCGGCCTTTCACCGTCACGCGGCTGGGCACGACCATCGAAATACGCGGGACGCAGGGCAGCAACGTCAAATTTGAGACGCGCGCTCAACAGTTCAATACGACCGTCGCCATTAGATCACTGAACCCGCCGGGCAATGTCGAGGAAGCGCTGGGATCACAGACCGGAGTGCGCGGCGCGTATTTTGATGACTGGCACCGGACGATACTCGATCCGGTATCTGGCCTCACCACCGAAGCGCTTGCCCCGACCAGCAGCAGCAACTATTCAAACGCCACGCCAAGCGCGATCAATAACACTTTGTTGACGTTTTTTGCTTTGACGCGTGAAGCCGAGGCGTTGCTGAACGAAATTCCGTGGACGCCGGGCACAGGTATCAGCACCGGAAAGGGCGTGGTGGCGCAATACATTACGTTCTTCACCGGCATCAACGACAACTACGACAGCCCGTTTTCAGACATTGTGGGACGTATGCAGGATTCTCCGGTCGGCCATCTTGCTGACTATTTTGTCGGCCAGATACCGGGCGGTACGCAGACGCGCAACGCTATCGCCATTCAGGCCGCGCAAGACCTCAGCATGCAGATCACATTCCATGACGGTCGGCAAGAATTTCCAAACAATCCGGGCGCTGATCCGTTCCAGTTGCGGGTCAAGGAAAGTATCGCGCCCGTGATTGAGGGGCCGCTGGCGCAGTCCACCGCGTTTAGCTGGACAACGGACGAAAGCGGCGGGCGGGCGCGGGCGGGTGTGATTTTTCAGGTCATCATCAACGGCACCGTATTTTCCTCACCAGTGGTCGGCGCACCGGGCGAGGATGACGAATGCGTGACCGCCGTGAAAGCCTTGGTTGCCACCATCAACGGCGGCAGCGAACCAGTCAGCGCCGTCTATGAACCGTTTTTCAGCAATGCGCGGCTGGTCGTGACCCATGACACTGAGGGCGCAGCAAGCACTTTTGACGCTCAAATTTACGCCGGGCGAAATCTTAACCGGATTGAATTCCGCATACTTGACGAATAAGGTAGCGACATGCCACAGACACCAGCAGGAAATCTCGGCCTAGAGTTTGAACACACCATCGGCGTCGATGATTTCAAAAACTCTTACGACGCCAACTGGCTGAGACTCGATACGCTCGCCGGGCAGCCGTTTGTAACCGACGACGCCATCACGGCAGAGCCGGGTGCGCCGGCAGTCGGTGACGCCTACATTCTGCAAGGCACCCAGACGGGCACCAACTGGGGAACCGACACCGGGGCGGTGCAGCACAGCATCGCGCTGTTCACAAACCTGCCCGGACAGACGGACGGCAGCCCGTGGCTTTACCTTGTGCCGCGTGTCAACTGGCGCGTGTACGTGCGAACGCAGGCGCGCTGGTCGGTATTTGACGCGACCGGCGTCTGGTTCAAGGGCAACGTGCATCGGCCCTACCAGATAACGCTCGCTGACACGGCAGGCGACTACGTGCTGAGCCGCATCGAAAACCAGAGCATGACGGTCATCATCGGTGACGCATTCGATGACGTGAATGACGCCATCGTGCTGCCGAACAATGCCACCGAGGCGTTCGCCATCGGCACCCGCATCCGGCTCATTAACCGGGCCGGCGCTCCGGTCGATTTTGAGGACGGCGGCAGCGTTACGTGGGAAGGCCTTGACCCGACTGCCGGGCCGATTGAGGACGACGCGTTCCTAGAGATTGAGCGCATGACCACGAATATCTGGAAGGTCATCCAGTACGAAGCGAACGGGACGCATGCCTCAGACGTGGCCGGCTACGCCGCCGACCCGTCAATTGACTTCAAATTCTCGCGCGTCGGTGGGCTGGTCACCGTCCAGTTCCCGCTGATAACCGGCACGTCAGACGCCACGACAAAGAATCTGGTGACGGCACTGCCGGCGAGCTTGCGACCGCTCACTGCTCAAAACTGCCTGATTGCTGCCAGCGACAGCGGCGGCGCAGATGCACTGGCTGAGGCAATTGTCGGCACAGACGGCGACATTGATTTTCACACCGACACGGCAGCCGGCGCGTGGACAGCTTCGGGCACTGCACTTGTCCGGGCCGGGACGCTCAGCTACAACCTGCAATAATGGGTTCCGCAGTAACGCTGACTCAGTACCACGGCGACCTGCAACCGCTCATTGACTGGGTGCGGTTCACACCGCTGAAGCGAAGCCAGAATGCGACCGCACGACAGGACGAGCCGCCGACAGACTTCATGGAGTTCGTGCGCAGCGCCCTGCCGACTGACGGCTATTACAAATTCTGGTCAAACCGGGTCAGCCCGAACAGCGAAAGCAATGGCAAATGGCTGCGGGGCTTTCCGCACGTCCACGCGTGGGACGAAAAAACGTGGACGATGATCTGCTACCTGACGGCTTGCGAGGGCGGTGAGATTCTAGTCGCTGACCACAAGCACATGCGACACGCAGAGTCGGTCAGCCCGGCTCCCGGTCTGTGCGTCATGGTGAACGGTAACCAGTGGCACGGCATCCGGCCCGTGCTTGCCGGCGAACGGCTGGCCATCATCATCACGGCCTTTCGTGCCGGCGACGCAAAAGAGTGAGCGCCCGCCTCGGATTCTCACGGCAGGCCGACAGGGCGACCGCCTCAGAGCGCGCCAGACGGACGCATTCGTGCAGCGCCCGGCGCAGTTCAAGCTGATTCAGGGCAAAAACGAGGCTCAGCACCAAAATCACAAAAAGGCCCGGCGTCAGAAGCCGCTGACGGGGCGAACGCGACCCGGCCCTTGTGCTGCTACCTGTAATTTCTGAACGCGCAGCGTCCGTGACGTTATGTTGAATGCCGGCGCTTTTGGGACTGTGCGGCGGGTCGCCTTTCCGGCCTGATTGTATGGCATGCGACCAGCCGGCGCAGTGACGACTTATCCACAGGTTATACATGACTTTTGCACAGGGCTGACGCCAGTGCGAGCTTGCAGATCAGGCAGTTATCCACAGAAAACGACGCCCTTAATAATAAGTTATAGGTTTTTCGCTTGTGTGTTTACCGTCTGCTCAGTGACTTTTGGCAGGGTCAAACGGCCTGCCGTCAAGGTGGTCGGCGTCGGCCTCTGCGGCTTCCTCTGCGTCCAGCAGCGGTATCGCTTCCATGCACACGGTCAGGTCATTGACGCAATCGCAGAGCTTCCCGATGCAGCGTTCCAGAGTTTCCAGTCTTTTGGTGAGGTCGATGACGCCAGCGGTCAGCCGGGTCAACGTGTCGTCCTGTTTCATTGCAATCCCCGCATGCCCAGCGCGGAGAATAGCACAGGGTCAGGCGTGGCTTTCCAGCCACTTCACGGCGGCGCGCTCTGCATTCTTGACGGTCGCGTAGGCCTTCATTCCAAATTCCCGGCTCACGTTGTCACCGACAAACCCGGTCGCGGTGCAGTTCTCGACGCAGGTCGAAATCTCCACAGCCCGGTTGCCCAGCGAAATCCAGCGGACAATCGGCCACGTCCCGGCCTTGTCTTTCCGGCATACCCGGCAGGCGTCACCGAGCTTGTGGTTCACATGGGCCGGCGCGTGGCAGGACAGGCAGCGGTCAACGGTGTTCATGCCGACGCCCATGCCAGCAGGTTCGCGGCGTTTACGGCGTAGGTGACTTCGGTTCCGTCATCATTTGCCCACAGGTGCGTCAAGATAATGTGTGCCTCAGTGGTGTCACCGAATGCGTTATCCAGCGGGCCGGCAACCATCGTCACGGCCACGTCCTGCTCGTCTGGCTCATGCCAGTCGTCACGGACGCCCAGCGTTTTCGCCAGAGCCTTCAGTTCGT